TATGCATTTATCGTTTACCATCCAAAGCACCCCCTAACAATTCAACGTCCATTTTAGAGATTATCCTTTTCCTCTTTCCAGGATTCAAACATAAATGCATACTCTGCATACTCAGTAGTATCAACCTTCCCAACAATATTCCTAAGCATCTTAACCATGATATTTTCAGCACATAATAAACAGTTTCTAATTGCACGTTCCTTTTCAGATATTTCTTTTCCATAATTTTCACAATCTTCTAATCCATGATTAAAATCTACATATTTATCATTCATAATACCAATTCCTCTTTCTCTAGCCAATTTTTAGTACACAACTCAAACTCTACATCTAATTGAACTCTATCAAATTTCCCTTCAGTATTCTCCATAATAGGTTTAATGGCTTTTGCTAAATTCTTAGGTACTGTTAAGTTTGTACACTCAAACATCAGTTCATCATGAATTTGAAGCAACATGTTTATTTGAAAATGTATATTTTGACTATTATATGTTGCTAACCAACTTGCTAATCTCAGCATAGCCTTTTTAATAAATCTTTGAGCTGTAGACTGAATAATGTAATTCACTCCCTTATATGAAAAATCATAAGGTACATAGATAATTTGTCCATATCTATTTTTAATGAATCCCGTTCGTTCAACTTTCTTCCCCACTTTTTTCATAGATTCTGAAACACCAGGAAATGTTTCGTCAAATGCCATTACAATATCTGCTGCTCCATCTCGATCTACATCAACATGAGACTCTTCCATAATCATCTCAATTAGATGTTCTAAACCCAATCCATAAATCTTCCCTAGAAAGATATTCTTCGCAACTTGTCTACCAACATCAACGCGAGTATGTGTTAATATTGACTCTTCCAATGCAGTATATACATCTTCCCCATTAGCAAATGCCTTAATCATTGTTTCTTCTTCAAACTCATCTGCATAAATGCGAGCTTCAATTTGGGAATAGTCTGCCAAGAGCCAATAACAGCCTGCTCGGGGCACCAAACAACGCCGCACATCGAGCATAATTGACCCTGGTTTAGCCCGTTTTGGCATGGTCAAAAACCGACCACTATATCGCCCCGTCAACGTCCCAAATTGATTTAGATCCGGGTGGATGATCCAATCAGCATCGTGATTGGTGGCCATATAATCAAAGTAGGTGGCCTTAGCTTTGCGAGCAGCTACATGGTCAATAATAGCTCTGGCCCCTGGTTCGGTCTTAGCATGATATTCTAAGAATGTCTCATCAATACTAGGTGCTGATGTTTTCTTAGAATGACCTAATGGCATAAGTCGTTTGTAATCAATAAAGTAACGACGCTTATCATTTACTGAATTGGGATTAAATCCATACCAAAATGTCTTGTTAATCTTGAATCGTGTAGTGGCTTGTAATTGCTTAGCTTTTATCATGCCTCTCTTTACAGCAGCTTCATCTAATTGAATACCTCTACTTACCATTTCGTAAGTAGTATTTAACAACAACTCATTTTCTTCCTCATAGATACCATACAACTTTTTTTCTCTTAGTTGTTCTTCAAAGAATAACCAAGTGGTAATAGTCCGTAATGCATCTAATGTTCCATATCGTTTAACGGCATTTTGCATTTCTTTGGCAATATGTTTTGCTTCATTATCAAGCGTCTTTTTTTTTGTCCAAGATGCATTCTCATAAGTTTTTAGCAAATGCAACCCACATAACATAATATTATGGGCATGTTGAATTAACCAATAATCTTGCTCTAAAACTTCCCCCAAACTGTAATGCAAATCCCTAGCTCTACTTCTAAGAGTTTGTACATATTTTCGTAGCTCTTGCTCATCTGCATCAGAAATATCAAAGAAGTGTTTACATAATGGTTTCAATTTCCAATAGATACGATCTACCCCACAAATGCGAACAGCCAAGGAAGATTCATGGATGTTGCCAGCCACAGCGATACCAGCAAATTCCAGCATACGCAAATCAAATTGTGCGTTAAAGAAAACCTTGTCAATGGTTTCATCTTCAAGGATTGCTTTCGCTTTTGCATAGTCTGGATTTTTATAATCAACTTCACGAGTACCAGCATTTACAGCAAACTCAAACCATGCTGTTTGATCATAGGTATCTGCAATCGAGATACCGAAAGCCCGATCACCAATCCAGGGATTTAATCCCGTCGTTTCGGTGTCTACGGCAATAATGCTACAACCGTCAAACATAATGTGCCCTAGCATTCAGGAGTGTTCAAAGTGTCTACCATACATTCACAACAAATACTATCAATATATAGACATTTTCCATAACAATGTACACAATTGATAATTCTCATAAATGCTGGTAAATCATTAATATACAATTTTACAATACTCTCCCTATTAACTTTATTTGTGTTATCATAAATGTGCTTAAACATTACATAGGCATAAGCATTAGGATTTTGCCGTATACCTTTTCTTATAATATCTAATTCTTCAATTAACTTCTGCTGACAATCAGGACAGATTGAATTGGTATATGTGAGTTCAAACACTTTTTCAGTATTATGATCAACTGCATACACATGTTCACATCCACGAAAAATCATAATTGTGCTCCAATAGAAAAGGGCCATCCTTGGCCCCTGTTATGCTTCCATGCTAGGGGTGTAAGTAAAACTAGCCTTCCAATAGGAAAACATTCTCCAATGGTATAATTACTCGCTTATTACCAATTTGTACTTTGACGGTGCTTGCAGCTTCGTCGATTGAAATAACGGTGGCAGCAACGTCCTTTCCTTTGTAGGAGACTTCGACAATGTCTCCAATTTCAAGTTCTCGTTCTTCAGATGGTTCATCGACTTCCTCATACTCTTCTTCTTCTTCTTCTGTTCCTTCTCCAGTTTCATCATCTGACTCCATTTCTTCCACTGGTTCTGGTTCGGGAGCTTTCTTTTTCTTTGCATCTTTAGCAGTGTCCTTTTTTGCTGATGCCTTTTTTGGAATAGGTTTTACTTCCTCTACTTCCTCTACTTCCTCTACTTCCTCTTCCTCTTCTGCTACTTCTGCTGTCTCATCATCCATTTCCAAAACGTCATTCAGATAAACGTTTTGCCACTGGTCTGTATCATCCATGCTTACCGCAATCTTACAAACAGGATTCAATTTCAACAATTGCATAAACAATTCACTCGATGCGTCGGGATCATCCAAAAGATCATTAACGTCATCATAGCCAAATCGCCCAAAATCTCGCTTGATATAAGCCGGTCCCTCATCGGTATCCAAGGTAAATCGCGTCTCGACAAGCTGTCCGATAGCAGATTCCTGAGACTTTTTATCCGCATCGGTAATTTCATAAGTAAATCGCAAAACGGCATGTTTGCCAAACTCTGCAAATTCTAACCCCACACACTTCGCTGTATAGTTGCCATCTGCTACTTTACGATTTACCACACTATTTGTTTCGGCCGGTTCGGCTTTCACAAATTTCTCACGAGCCTTACGTAATTTTGCTTGCAATTGTGCTGATATCTTACTAGACATTCGACTAACTCCAAATATCAAAACTAGAAACTAAAAACTAAATCTTCTTCAAACCACTTTCGTTAATCCACTGTTCACGTTGACAACCCTGTCCATCACAGTATCGCACCTGAAAGGTAGATTCAGAGAAAGTAAATTCTGCTCTACCAATTACTATCCCACATTCTCCCGATTCAGATAATTCAACACGTTCTTCAAGTTCAAACTTCATTTCTTTTTCCCCATCATAATTTTCTTAACTGTAGGTTGAACTAATTGATTCTCAAACGCTGCTATGAAATTCTTATAAGCTTCCTCCTTATTTCTTCCCATTGGAATAGCTTGTATCGTCTGTCCATTAGTATACTTAAACCGATGATCTATTCTGCATTTTGCCATCAAACCCGGTTTAGGCTGAATAACTAACTCTCGTTCTCCTTTTCCATTCATCGTATAGAAACCAATAATATCCACTGCTCCAGATACAAAATTCAGTGCTCTAGAGGAAAGATTAGGATGTACATCTTCGACTGTAGATCCCTCTTCAATTGTCCTTTCCCCAAAAATAGAATTACTAACCAAGACTAGTCCTTGTTGATCCATCCCCATTAACTTACTAACAACTCGTGCAAACTCCTTTCTAATAAAGAACCAGGATTTACCATAATCATCTTTACCTGATGCTGTTTTACCAGGGTAATCAATATTCAATTCTTTTAATACGTGCTCAAAACACATATCATACAATACTTCTACTAAATCTATAGTAGCAGTCTTAAACCTAGATTCTTTAAATTGATCTACCAAATCGGCAAACTGTTCCCAACTCTGGAGTACCACATATTTAGCTCGCAACGCTTTGGCTTGCCCTCCCGCACAGAACAGGTGGGAATCAGGAAACATACTGGACAATGAGGTCTTGCCAATTCCGGCTTGCCCATGCAACCAGATGGTATATGCATTCAGGCTATCGGCTGGCTCGATATCATCTTTACAGAGTTCATATTTGCTATACAGGCCAGCTTTAACTTGGTGCGGTGCTTTGCGTTTGGGGACTACCATACTACGTTTTCCTTTGAAGAGATGATTTTCCATCTCTATCCATGCATCGTGGACTACAGTTCTACCAAGTAATCGACGCTTAATCATTTAATTTGAAATATCCTAACTACGATCCTCGCCATTCTCTTCATAATCCTCTATATATGAATCTTCATCATTATCTAAACTCAATTCAATATTTTCTATTCGTAATTCAATGTCTTTCAACAAATCAAAAATATCTTGCAGAGTTACCATCAGAATTTCCCCTGTAGATAAAATCCTATTCCCAAAGCATCCCAATCATGCTCTCCCTTCGATAGCATGGCAACATCCCAAGTACATCTATATTCCTTTAGGATGATACTCCGTAAACGTTTATTTACTTGCAATTTCGGAAGTTGACCTTTCCAATCGAGTATTTTTACATCCTTAAATTCTGCATTAAACTCTTGACATAACGAAAAGAGAATACCCCGAAACATTTCTAACTGAAGTACATGCCCCTTAATTGCCCCAGCCATCCCCCTAGCTGAAGTCCAAATTTGTGGTTTCTCGCAATAACAATACGTAATCGTTTCTTCCTCAAACCAGGGTCGTAATGATTGCACCATAGCATTCATTGCTTGCATTGGCTCTGTCTTCTTACGCTCTTTATCATTCAAATCTATATTTACTGCCAATTCTGGTAATGCCAATTTATCGGAAAACCATTCCTTTTCATCCCATAAGCAAGCCCCCATTGTATAAACACCCGGATCGACTGTGAGGATTTTATTCATGCCTTGACCTTTACCTTAGCTTTCAATCGTTGCAGAAAATAGCGTGCATTAGAGTGTTTCTCATTGAGGACTTCATAAACCTTTTCTTCGATGGTATCCTTAGTAATAATGTCGATGAATAAAGTTGGAATCTTCTTAAGAGGATGCTTCATACGGGCCATGATTTGGGAACGGATTTCATATTGCCAATAATTGCTACACATAATTGCAGTATTGACACAAGACAAATCCAACCCCCTACATGCACATTTGGTTTGCATTACGATGTATTTGGAATTTCCCCTACGAAATTTATTTAGCAAAGATTCCCGTTCCTCGAATTCCGTAGCACCTGTAATTACATCGCACTTTAGATACTTCGCAATGGCATGTGACTCTTTCAACCATCGACTAAATACTACTACTTGTTGCCCTATCAATTCTCCTTCCAATAATCTTTGAATAGCCTTGATCTTAAAGCAAAAGGATGCCCGTTTGATACCCTCTAAATCTATAGGATAAATACCACAAGACAATTGAGAAAGCCAAGTATCTTTAACTACTCCATATTTGGTTGATACTTCATCTAACATCCATGCTTTCTGAATCTCTCTGTAATCCTCCTGTATCTCTGCTGGCATTTCAACTAAATATACTTTCTTAACTTGCTCAGCGTACATTCCTGCATCTTTGGCAGACAATACAAAACTATCTTTCTTTAATTCATCTCTCAGTAATGCTTTAACACCTTTCTTTAGTGACCACCCAAATTTAGCAGGTTGCATAAATCTAGCTCGCCACTTATAAAAATTATCCTGTCCCATAAATTCACCTAGACACCACATCATTTGCGTCACAATATCTTCCGTTGTTTCTGCAATGGGTGTCCCGGTCATTACCATACGATGATAAAACAACTTCTTATGCTTCATCAGCAATTTGGAAATCTTAGACTTAGGATTCTTAATAAATACTGATTCATCTAATAGACAGTTATTAAATTCATAATCGAAAAAATCTTTTCCCCATGCCGTAATACCTTCTGGATTTATCAGTACCAAATCAACTAACTCATAAAAAATATCAAGTCGTTTACATTTCTCTTTGGTACTTCCCAATAATGCAATCGACTTAATTCCCTCACTCTTAAATAACTTTAGCCAGTCAAACCATGTACTCAGCGGAGCTACAAGCAGTGTTTTGCCGCCCCATGTTTTGATCTTCTGTAAAGCTACTAATGATTTGCCTGTTCTCATTTCCATAAAACAAGCAAAGTTATTTCTATTAGCGGACCATTGCAAAGCTTTAATTTGGTGTTTAAAAAGTTCCATTACCATAGACCTTAAAGACATGATGCATAAAATCAAACACCTTTACCAAATTAGTTGATTCTTTCCACCAAAATTCAGCCATCGGATTTGGAATACAGGCCACGGTCATTTCAATCTGTTGTGGTTTATCTAAACAGTATGTAAAATACTCTTTAAAGAAATCTACATGATGTTCTGACATAACATGCATCAAACGTTTTCCAATGATTATAGTTATGTCATGTCGCATGATGTTGTCAATAACACCATGATTCATTACATAACGCAAATCAGCTTCATAACTGTTTTGTCGTTTGAAAGATGGTACATAGCTGTCCAATACATACTGAAATCTACAAAGAGATAACAGATGCTCAACGGACAACCCACAACACTGTGCCAACAGCCGGGTTTGGGAGGTATTCACCGATCCCGCTGTATTGCGATACGGCCAGCATTCGGCCAACAGTAAGATACTCATGGCAACACCCCTGATGCATTGAGTAGTGATGGAAGGGTTAGCGGAACGCCAACCTAGATCATTCTGGCAGGGGTGTCAAGCAATTCCATGAATTTTTACGAGGGGGTCAATCTGCAAAATTGCCATAGAAATTAAGCGTTTTGCATGGGTTTTACTGAACGTCTCATACTCCATTAACCATTGTACGATAATGTCCATATTAAGTATACAATTATCAACCCCCCAATCATTCATTTCTTTAACATGAATAAATCTTTTACAACCTAACATACCCTGAAGTGTGGAACCAACACCCCGCACTACAACAACATGTTTAATAAGTGTTAAATCTGGCTTTTTTTGTCCCGGCCCTTTTCCCTTTTCCCATGCTTGAAAATAATGCTCTTTTGTTTGGCACAGTCTATGCCATGCTCTACCTTTTTTTATTCCATGCCTAAAGCAAAATCCAGCTTTTTCACATTCACATTTTGTCATGTTGACTCTGTAATGGATATGTAATAATCACCTGTATATATCGATGATGATCCAAACATTGGATATCCTGCATCATAACATGCATAACATGTTAATTCACCTTTACTCAATCTGAAAGGACCAAATACTAAATTTAATGTTGTAGAACATGTACTTACGTCTTCTAATGGATAAAAAATAGTTTGACAACCAGTGGAAGAATTAGCATGACAACAGGAGTTATAACTAGAATCCCAGTTTAAACTAAAATGTGCAAATGGACTATCTGGATTGTGTGTGCCACATCGAAATATCCATTTAAAATTTGAATAAAGAGTAGAATTAGTAGAATTAATTCTTAATACATCTGATACCCATCTTTGTGTACCACTATTCCACTGCCAATCCAATGACACCGATCGACCATCCATACAAAGAGCACGATCAACAGCATCAAAAATAGAAAGTAAAAGTTCTTTCTGGATATTGTTTCTGTCTCTAAAATTACCACAATGGCAAAAACATGTCACACACTCTTCTGTATCTGTTCTTAATGATAGAAAAGAAAAATCATTAAAATAGGCACCATGATTTGAATTATTGTGTCCCAATCCACAATAACAACCCGTAGTAACAGCATCCCCATCATTCCAAGGAAATTCATCCCCTGAAGAGGAAACAGCCGCTTTAAAAAACCCATCTGAATCTAAACAAGCTGTTAGAATATGTGTCGTAGGATGGGGTTCAGGTGGTATAAATGTCTGATCTTTTGTTTCACCTGTTGAAAGTGTTACTCTCCAAGTGTTGGCAGCAATATATTTAAATTCAACAGAAACACCCCCAGCACCATGATAAGTTGTACAACCCAAATATATGTAAAATAAATCATCTACATATGGGT